CCAATTTTTTTGTCGTCATTTAACTTTAGTACCATCATCGCAAAGTCATCGCTACTTTCGCTTTCTGCCCAGCTTGGGTCAAATGCAAGAATATATTTCGCCCCAACTTCTCCAGTCACTTCTATATACGGAGCTTGGCCCTCCTGTAATGTACATTCTGCCATTTTTGAAGTCTTAAAGTATCCACTGCTATCATCAGTAAATACAGAATTAAACTCTCTATCAAACTGACTCTGGCTCATGGTTGACTTTGCCTGTTCTATTAGGTTTTTATCATACAATTGCTTTGGGGCGCAGTCATAACTAAATTGCATGATTACCCTATGCGCATCAGAATGTTTAGAACTACCCTTTTTTATCAACTCTTCAAATTGCTCGTACGCTTTGTACATATACTCAAATTTGTAACTCGCAGAAGACAGAGCGATGAGCTTGTTGTTTTTCCACACATGACGATCCTCTTCCTTCATCTCTCCTTTTTTTATTAGACTTGTTTCTAGATTATATAGCTCTTCTCTTTGAGTTGGATTTTCAACAACACTTAAGAATGGTATAATAACCTCATTATAGATACGTTCTGGCATCAGCGCAAACTCGTCGATAATTATTCTATGAAAACGAAAACCTCTCAATTTATCCCCATCTCCCAAAGGCAAAGCCCGTATCCTACTGCTACCAATCTCCAAAAGCCACTCATCGTTACTTTTAGACTTATGTGTGATACATTGAGATAAATATACCGCCTCAGGCTTAGAGGCAATATCCTCTATTTTTTTGAAAATCATTTTTGCTTGTCGAAAAGATTTGGACAGGATTCCAATCTCTACTCCTTGATTTAAAATCGCGTCAAGATATGCATATATTGCAGTAGTAAAAGATTTACTCATTCCTCTACTCCAGACTCCCATATAATAATCCGTACTAAACATAGCCTTTATAGCCATATGCTGAAAAGGAAAAAGTTTTACCCCGCTAATCAGATCTGCTGCAAACGTAACGTTTTCTTTTAAGAACTGATAGAGAAGCAATTTAGCTTCTTTTTCTTCCAAGAAGCCCTCTTTTTGCAACAACAAATCATTGAAAGATCCGTTTAAATTTCTAGATAATTGATCACCTGCCTCCCAAGTCATAAAAGCAGCCCTCTGTCTATATAATACTGCAAGTCAACGTCCCACAAGTCCTTTCCAAGAGTTAAAATTTTTGGTATAATTTTTTCACTGTTTTCCCTGTTGCCAGAAAAAATAAATTGACAACATCCTGAAAACTTGTGACTTAAAACCCTCATGTTATGATAAATATATTTCATGTTTGATTTGTGGTGCGCCCTTCTATTATTTTTTTCCATATCCTCCACACTAGATTCAGTAACAATGAACAAATAAGCCCCCATATCTTTCGTTCGCTGAAGTTCTGCTTGAAATCTTTCTAAATTATTTTTACTTAATGTAGACTTAAAGTCTTGCTCTCCCTTTCTGTCCACATAAGTATAAGCGTAATTCTCTCCAGAGGTTACATAATCTCCCACGTCTAATTTCATCGACTCAGAATTACAAAACTCAAGTGGATGCTGCTCTCTAGTATCTATAAAAATCTTAACATCTTTACTTTCATCTTGCCAGCTACCAGGCAATCTGGAGGCAAACATTGGCTGAACAGCATGCTGATTACAAGCGTTTGTATACGAGCCAAAATGTTTTTGAAATATTTCTATATCAGGCATCATATGCAGAGATAACTCTAAATGACAAGGTCCAACCTTTAAATTTTTTGCGTTTATTCTATATTCTAGTTTTTTTGATATATATTCCTTGACCTCTGAGCTTTTTGCTTTTTCGCACCACTCCATTAACTGATTTCTGCTAGAAAAATCTTCTGAAAAATATTGAGATTTATTTTTAAAAGGAAGAAGCTCTCCGGTTAATAAATTTTTTCTCTTGAAATACTTTACATAATAATCAGCCAGAAACAAATCGTGGGATTTTATATGCGCATGCAGGGCCCTCTCGCTTGAAAATGATTTACCACAAACCCTACACTCTTCCTTGCTATACTGCATCTTCTTTTGATATTCCCAATACCCTCGCCTTCCAGGCAGGCATGGACTCAAGCCTGTCGGCTTCTTCTTTCGCGTTTTTCTTCTGGAGCTCCGCTATTTTAACCATCACTTTTCTTTCTTCTTCCTCCTGAAACAGTTGAACCAAATTAAGGATATTTGCATTTTGTTGCTGCTTAGTGCTTATTCTCTTAGACCTATCTCCTTGTAGTTTTTGAATTAGAGATTCCATTCTTTTTTCGCATTGGTTATATTCTTCGCTTTTTGTTTTTAACAACTCCGCTAACCTTACAGTCAGATCTTGCTGATCTTCTGCATCATCAAACATTCTATTTAGTTTATTAATTGCCCCCTGTATATTTTTAAGATGAATATAATCCATGCATACATTAATATATAAATTAATTTCATCACTCGTAAGATCCGGCTTATCCCAGGTAGCGCGAACAAATTCTGCCTCAAATAAATCTCGATCCTCTTGGCTCGCATAATTATTAATTACCTGTATAAATCTAGGAGAAGCTAAAAAATTACCCAAAGATTCAATAGACCTTTTTTCGGTTACAGACAATTTTGTTTCTTCAATATTTTTTTGCGCACAGTCATTAATCTTTTTAATAATCTTGCTTGGGGCCTTCGGGGGGCTATACTTTTTTCCAATTGCATTTTCCGAACTAGGAGTTTCAATACACTCGCAAGATTCCACAAACTCCAATACAGAAGCATACTCCTTACTCCCATAAGCAATCCTTTCATCGGGATAAAGCAATTGGCAGACCTGCATGCAAGTAACTCCTTCTGACATATTATTTTTAATAAATTCTTTTTGATAATCAGAAAGAACAACATCTTGCCTTGGATAAACGTGTTTTGTTTCGTAGTTGATTTTATTTTTAACTAAAAATTCTCTAACCGCACGACCCTCCCTGCTTCTTCCATCTACTTTTTCCTTTTCTGGGAAAACTAGCTTTGTCAATTCTGTTAAATCAGATATTTTTTCTGCATTTTCTAGTATAATCTTCTTTTGACTTTTGCTTATCTCCATGTCGGATCGTTTTTTGAGGATATAACATCCTGAGTTTCAAGAATCTCCTGAGCTTTGTTTTTAAAAATTTTTTTTAAATTTTTGATTTGCTTATAACCCGCCTTTCTTCCTTTTTCTGAAGTTTTGTAGCCCATTATTTTAGCAACATCTTCTTCGTCTTTATGCTGAATAAACAATAAATCATAAACCAGAAACTGCTTCTCGCTCAACTCTTGCTTCATAAAATAATTTAGCTTTTCTTGAGCTAGGTTTATGTCAAAATAGTTGTCCCTCATAACACCTATTTCATGAGAGTGATTTTCTATAGTGACCGCCATTTTTATACCATAGGCAGACTTTTTTGTTTTTTCCCATTTTGCATATAGTGGGCAAGACGAGTCTTGCAATCCAGATTTAGTGAAGCCGCACAGAGAGGCCTCGCCTCCATCTTTAGAGCAAAACGATTGATTGAATGGGCAGTTCAGGCATGGTCTTACAAAATTACTGTAATTGTTTCGCAATATGTTTTTCATTTGATTGGTGATTATTTTGTTTACCCAAGGCCTTAAGGATCTCTGTTGGTCCCATTGATCCCACTTTTTGTAAATATGGGCTTTGATTATTTGTTCTACATCATCAAAATCAAACCAAGCCAGAGAATCCAGGAACCACTTCCCTCTCCTCTTTTTAATCTCGACTTCAATTTCGTCTGCCTTGTCTTCGTATGTATATTTAGTTTTTTCTTGGTCTGCCACGCTTTTTAGCCTTCTTTGGTTCTTCTTGTTGTTGCACATCCATTGCTGAGTTTTTTACCACATCTTCGGGCACAAAATCTTTTAAGCTAAATTTATTATTATCTTGCTCTATGCTATAAGACAGTTTCGTAATGTTAGGAACTTGATATACGTCTGTGCCGTCAGGGTCATCAATTTCTTGCTCGACACGAACCCTAGGTGCCGTTCTGCGAATTGATGCAGGAGGCGGCTTTGGGGCCGCACGCGTTTTAGCCGCAGATAATATGTTTATACCCTCTCCACAACCACCGCAAAATTTTGGTGCCTGAACAGAGTACATATTTTTAAAACCACAATGAGGACAATATGAGAAAGCCATAATATATT